TTGCCCGCCGTACTCAAACCATTCCTGTACCAACGTATCGTCAAAAATCGCCGACACCGCCCTCTGCACCGCCGCTTTCGTCCCCAACCGCCGCCGCACCGCCCAGCTTTCTTTCAATACCCGGCGCTTCTCCGCCAGCGTATAATTGGCGTCCCACCAATCCACCTTAAAATCATAAGCGAGAATATCAAGCAGCGGTTCCGGAAGTTTGTCGATCCGGGTGTAGATCATCACTTCTTCAATATCATCCGGCTGACCAGCGAGAACGCCGATAATAGCGTTCGCCAGCGCAAGCATAGATTCATCGTTCTTCAACACATCCGGCAGTATGCGCAACAGATTTTCAGGTGTTATACCATAGGCTGGATTCACTAACAAAACCTCCGTTCCCGCTGTATTTTGGCCTCGTGCGCCTATTCGCTGATTATAGTTGGGTGCGAAAACTCATTGGTTTCCCAACATTGTGTAGGATCGAACCAAAAACGGCTCCCGCAGGAGACGTTTTTATGATGTGTTGGTTATCACTCATTTTCATACCCACCATTCACAATAGTTTTCGTCCCGAATGCGGCGACCTGTGGGATGGTGTTATCGTCTCCGTCCCGCAGCGGAGTAAAAACCGGACTTCTAATTTCCGCGCGTTTTATCCCGGTACCCATAAGCAGCTGCAGCAGCCGATCCGGGTTAATATCCCGCCCGATACGTCCGCTCTGCCATTGGATATACTCGTCAACAGCCTGCTCAACGGCATTTTCGATGTCGGCGGAGCTGACCGAACTGTTCCTCAGAATAAAATAGGTAAAATCAATGTCATATCCGGACGTTTCCGGATCATCAACAATGACTTGATCTGTCAGCGGTCTTATCTCATCCGCGTTACAGGCGGCATAAACAGCATTTTTGATTTCTGACCCGGCAATAGACCCGTCCCGCATCAGCACAAATATGTTCGTTTGCCCGGGTAAAAGCGAATTTACCAATACATCCGCGATTTCAAGCGACACCCGTTTTGCATGGAAATCATAAGCGTCTTTCGGCCCGGCGACGCTGAACGCCGCCTGGCTCTCCCGCATCAGCTGATAAAATTCTTCATCCGTCGCCCGGTCGGCGCCCATATCGCTGACTGTTATATTTTCACAGCGGTCATAATAGGCGATGCTGCTGACGTCAACCAGCGTATTGATCTGACCGATGGCATACCCGTTTCCGATAATACCCGGTATCTGACACCGGATTGAAACATCAGCAAATAATTCTCCGATCGGTATATAGGTATCGACAGAAGTCTCCCAAAATAACGCGCCGCTGCGGTCGGTCACCCGCGTACCGGACGGGATAAGTATGGATGTGCTTTGAGCGGCGGATATATAAAACCGCTGCGTGCTGACGGCCGGCTGCGCCTCCGGGCGTTCGCTCTCAAAGAACAACTCGGCCAGCGCGTCCAGATTTACCCCGTCCGCCCGGCTGGGCACATTTTGATTTCCCGCAAAATTTAACAATACCCGCAGTTGTATGATGATATCTGCAACCCACCGGATAAATAAATTCTCCGGGCTGGCCTGCCGAACGGTATCTCCTGTGATGGATTCATAAATAGCGGTCATGATGGATATCAACGCATCGGTATCTGTGCTGACGAATTGAAATTCAGGGTTTCTACTCATAAGGACATACCTCGTTAAACTTAATGGTTTTCGTAATTGTGTTAAAACGAACCAAAAACGGCGCCGCATATAAGCGGCGTTTTTATGATGTGTTGGTTATCTCAATCTCTACCACCGGAATCATCTTCCCGGGATTCTTTTCGTCAAACTCAAACGAAATATTATTGATCACCGCCCGCGGCTCATACTCCTGTATCGCCGCGGTGACCTCAGCAACCAATATGGCTTTTGCCTCCGGAACAGGTTTATCAATGAACCGGCGGGGAAGCCCTAATCCCCGGAGCAGAGGCACCGACATCTGCGGCGTCATCAAAATAATCGCCACATTTTGAAGCACCGAACGGACAGTGTCAGTTTCATTCAGCGTCAGCTTATCAATATACTGTGCGCTTACCTGGTAACTCATACTGATTTTCACTCCCTCAAATATTCCAAAAGATCCAGCGAAACGTCCGCGCCGAGCAGGTTACCGGCTCCGTCGGTATGTCTGACCGAAACACGAAACCCGCGAATCACCCACCGATACTCGCCGATCTGCTCGGTTCCGATAATCAACACCAGCGTCGTCCCGTTCTTTTTATACCGCTGAATCCTCTTAATCTCCGCCGTCACATCGACGCCGGCTTCTCTGCGCAGTTGGATATTCAGCGACGCCTTATCCGCATCCTCCCCGGTAAATTCCGCGAGGGATTTTTTGAGATGCCGCTGGTGCTCCGTGTACCGCGCCGACCCGGACCATTGAGCGTTGTTATGTGTTAAAATCTTTTTGGACGATACCGTAAAAATAATATCCCCCAACACCCCGACCTGCGCCATCAATATCCCCCCAGTATAAATCCGTCCCCGTTCTCCACCGGTATTTTAGCGGTAAGAACACGGTCGCCGATACCCGGCATCCAGTCATCACCATGCTTCAATACAAACAGCCATCCGGACGGAATCCCGATATCATCAAACCAAACCCGTGCTTTTCGGTTCACGGAATCAACCGCCCTGACAACCCCGACGCGTATCATATTCCCTAATACCGTATTACTCATAACAAACCTCTCATTGGGATCGGGGCTCATAAGCAGGAACTGCGGTTCCTGCCGACTTCGCCTTGGGGCTCGTGCGCCTGCGGGCGCGACTTCGCCTTGGGGCTCGTGCGCCTGCGGGCGCGACTTCGCCTTGGGGCTCGTGCGCCTGCGGGCGCGACTTCGCCTGTGCGCTGTTCGTGGTTGGGTGGAAACAATGCCTGTTCGCTGAGGCTGATTACGTGCGAAAACTCATTGGTTTCCCAACAGTGCGTTAAAGCGAACCAAAAACGCACCGCAGGAGCGTTTTTATACTGTGTTGGTTAGTACCCCTCCAAAACCTGACGCAACGATATCTGTGTAGACGAATTCGACCCGCCGACGGTATGCCGCGACTGGCTGACGATATATTTCCCGTCCCATGTCCCCCAACCGCCCAGTGTGCCTGTGATCCCCGCCACCCATCCGGGATGAAACGGGATCGTATAATTTGCCGGCAGCCCGCTTTTATTTTTCAGCCGCAGCAGCTTTTCCGCCAGCGTCTTGGCCTCCGCGATACTGGACACCTTCGCGGTGATCCGCAGCTGCTGTCCGTTTACCGACAGATTGGACGACGGAGAAGCCGACAGCTCCAGCGCTTCCCACGTCTTCGGCCCGCAAACGCCGTCACCCCGCATATTGATGGACTTTTGAAATAATCTGACCGATTCTTTGGTATCGGCCCCGAATATACCGTCAATTCCGGACCGCTGCCGGAACCCCCGGTCGGCAAGCAGCCTCTGCATATACCGGACGTCCTCTCCCCGGTCGCCGATCCGTAGCGTGGGACGCGTCAAACTCGCGCTGCCCGCTCCGTCCGCGTAAGCGACCGCCTCAATCTTCCGTCCGTTCGCCGGGTCGGTATAACTGACTAAACACGAATCATACCGTGTGCCGGTTTCCCGTGTATCCAACTTATACCGGCTGTAGCTGCCGTCGCCTTTTTGGATATGAAAAACAGGCGGCTTTTTTTCAAAAGCGGCCTGCTCAAAAATGACGATGATGTTGTTGGTCACCTTCAGCGACAGCCCCGCCCGCCGGCACAGACCGGACAAAAATTTGATATCACTGGTTTTGATCTGCTCCTGCCGGTCATAAAACGGATTGAACGCCGATTCATACATACAGGTCATGCCGCCTCCGCGGGCGATCTCGCCGGCGATCTCCGACAGCGAAACCGATTCCCACGCCCGGTTTTTCTCGGTCTGCCGAATCTGCGTACCGTAAGGCAGCGACGTCGCCTTGATGTTGATAACATCCGGAGGCCCCTCAACCGTCACCGCGTCCAATTCAAACTGCCCGCAATCCAGCACCTCGTCCTTGCCGTCGCCGCGCCAGTTTTCCCGGATAAATTTCGTCTGAATGGTAAACCCCGGTACGCGCTGCTGAACGGAAGCGGTGCCGCCCGATCCTGTGCCGGCGCTATCTCTGCGCGTCTGGCTTTCAGCGAACCACCCGAGCTGATCCACATGGATCGGATACTTGATCCCGCTGCCGAGATTCAATCCGGTGATATACCCGGCATAATTCGACACCGCCGCTCCGGTCGTCCCGGCCCCGTAGCTGGAATACTGCGGCTGCCCGCTCACCACCACCCGCTCTCCGAACGCCCAGCCGGCCGGGTTGCTGACCAAAATT